CGTGCGAGAAGGAGATGTGATTTGTGGGACAAATGGAACAGAGCAAACAGTCATTAAAACTTTTGATAAAGGGGAAAAAGAGATAATAGAAATTATTTTTGGAGATGGCAAGGTTGTTGAGTGCTGCGAAGATCATAGTTGGACTGTTACAACCAATAATGGCATAAAAAAAACATTGACAGTTAAGGTAATGCTAGCCACGGGGGTGTATACCCGCAAGAAGAACGGGTATATAAACTATAGATATTATGTGCCGATAAGTATCCCCGAATTCTCCAAACAAGAATTAATAATAGATCCATATACACTTGGTGTTTTAATTGGGGATGGCTATTTGGCTGGAGAAACGATTGAAATTTCTATTGGAATTAAAAAGGCTCACATTATAGATAAACTATTGTTTCCAAATGGCATAGAAAAGAAGGTTAAATATTGTGATGACAGAAATTATTTTAAAATAAGAATCACGGGGAAAACAGTTGATGGGAAAACTCCGCGAGACTTATTGAATAACATTGGTTTGTATGGCGTGCATAGTGATAATAAATTTATTCCAAAGGAATATTTATATACAACAAAGGAAGATAGGGAGCAATTATTAGCCGGATTAACAGACACAGACGGTTATATAAATGATCGTGGCTTATTAGAATATTCAACTGTAAGCGAGCAACTACACAATGATGTTATTGAATTGTTAAATGGGCTCGGAAAAAGAACACACTCATACTTAATGGAGAGAAAAAAAGATTCATCTTATTCTGATGTGCCAATTTATAGGATAACGGAATTAAGTGGATATAAATATGGTGACAAAATAGTGGAGATAAGGAGAACTGGCAAAAAGGTTCCAATGAAGTGTTTAAAAGTAAGCGGCGAAGATAGCTTATACTTCACGGATAATTATACGCTGACACACAACACAACATCAACAGTAGTTCTTTTAAGAGATATAGTTAACGCAGGACATAAATATATTGCAACAGGAATGAACCCTATTCTTATTAAGAGAGGGATGGAAGCAGCATTGGAGCAAGCAATAGAAGGCGTTGATAAAAAGAAAAAAAAGATTTCATCGTATGATGAAAAGGAGCAGGTTGCAACAATCTCAGCAAACAACGACACAGAGATTGGGACAATGATTGCAAAAGTTGTTGAGGAAACCGGAACAAACGGCATTGTTACTGTAACGAATTCAAACTCGATAGATACTGAAGTAGAATATGTTAAAGGAACAAGGCTTGATAAAGGTTACGCATCTCATTTATTTATTAATAATGGGAAAAATTTAACAGCAGAGCTAGATGATCCGACTATAATTCTAACAACTGATAAAATCTCAATGGAGAGTCAGTTAATAGAGTTAATACAAAAATTATTACAGGCCGGTAAGAGAAAAATGATTTTAATTGCAGGGGCTATAGAGGGGCCAGCAGTTGCATTTTTAACTCAAAATCACCTATTGGGTAAGTTTACTTGTATACCAGTTGGTATGCCCTCATTTGGTGATTATCAAAGAGACTTGTTCTATGACCTCGCGGCTGCTACTGGAGCGACGGTGTTAGGGGATGAAGAATCCGTTAAGCTTTCAGATGGTGGGGCAGACAATGTTGGGACTTGTACTAATGTTATCGTTAGTAGAGATTACACGGTCTTTACTGGAGCAACTGGAGATGTTACTAGTCGCATAGACGAGGCCAATGCATTATTAGATGCAGAGAAAGATACATTTAGAATCGACCATATCAAGAAAAGACTTGGTAGATTGAATGGGTCTGTTGCCAATATAAAAGTTGGCGGAGCATCAGAAACAGAACAAACAGAAAAGAAATACAGGATAGAGGACGCGCTAAACGCAACACGATCAGCAGTTGAAGATGGAGTTGTAGAAGGTGGAGGAACAGCACTACTAAGGGCTGGAGGATTGATGGAATTAAAGGATAAAGAAAACTTCAATGACGAATATATTGCAGGATTTAATATAGTTAAAAATACAATGCAGGCACCACTAGCACAGATTTTGAAGAATGCAGGAGAGCCAGCAGATGCTATTATTGATAAGGTATTGAATGGGAAAAAGGGATATAACGCGCTAACAAATGAATATGAAAATTTATTTGATGTGGGCGTAATAGATCCGGCAAAATGTGTTAAAAATGAATTAACTAACGCAGTGGCAACGGCAGGAATATTACTAACCTCAAATGTTGCCATAACCGTTAAAACAAAAGATGGAGACAGTGATAATAATAGTAGGTAATTTATGTATATTTATGGTCATGGGCTATATAATAAACATTATTACAAACGATAAAATAAAAACAATAAGAGAGCTTACAAAATCATTAATGGCAAAAAACTTAAACGAATACGCTGAAACTATTCCAGAGGAGGACCAAACCCCAATTAAATTAGAAGGGGATGAGCCGCTCGAGGATGTTGGCAACGTAAACGAAGAAGTATTAATACAACACCTAAAGGAAGAGTATGAAAATATCCAAGGTAAAAATTAAAAAAGTAATCCCAGATAAAGGACTAGTCGCATTTGCTTCGTGTATTTTAGATGACTCTCTGTTTATTGGTAATATAGCTGTGTTTACGCGACTCGGTGAAAATGACAGAATGAGGTTGGTATTCCCAGTTAAGGAAATCGGCAATAATAAAATATCAGTTATACACCCGCTCACGGCAGAACTTTACTATGCGCTTGAACAGGCCATAACTGAAAAATACAAAGAAAATGATTAAACTACATGACATAAGGAGTCTTGACGACATAACAAAGGCGACACCAGAACACGTAAATTATATAAAATCTTTATATGATTCTAGTGCTAAGTTTTATTTAAAACAACATAAGGATTGGTATTTAAATGATCGTTTTGTGCGTGGTGAGCACTGGATAGCTTATAACAAAACACTAAATAAGATTCAGGCGATCCCAGTATCGCAAGGAGAAGTTAGAAGGACTATTAATAAGATACGATCACAATTGCGTGGTATTAAAAATTTTATTAAGCGGAGCCAACCAAGATTCGAAGTACACCCGAATGCTGCGGACGACGCTGCGTATGAAGAGGCAGAGGGAAAGAATAAAATATTACAAAACCTATTTAGAGTTAGGCAGATAAAAAAGAAAATGACAAGCCTAGTTATTAATGGTATGAAATATTCTGTAGGATTTTGGGAGGCAGGTGTCATTAAAAGGGATGGGAAAGAAATGATAGATCTATGGACAGAGTCGAGCTACGATATAATCCCGGACCCATATGCAAAAAACCTACAAGATTGCAGATTTATTTTTAAAACAGCGGTCAAACCTGTGGAAGACTTATTGGCAAATAAGGACTATGTAATAAAGGACAAGAATATAACGGATAACAGAAAAGCCGCCGCAGATTATAAAAATATATTAGAATTAGAAAGAGGAAATGCAGAAGCTGACAGCAATAAAACATTGGAGACAGCAGTTGTGAAAGAGTTGTGGATGAAATGGTATGACGGGGAAAGAGTTAGGGTGAAGGTTTTAACTATTATCGGCAATAACATTGCAAGAATGTATGAGCCCAAATATCGTAGATACCCATTCTTTTCATATACACCGGAAACAAACGATGAGACTATTTTCAATCAACCATGGATAAAGGACTTAATTTCAGTTAATAAATCTCTGGATAAAACCGTTTCGCAAGTAGAGTCATACATACAGCGCATGCTTGCTGGTAAATATTTAATCAAGCGTGGAGTCGAAGTATCATCTATAACAGATAAGGGTGCAGAGAAAATTTACTATAAAGGACAAGTGCCGCCAAAACAGATGGATCTACAACCATTACCATCAACACCGTTTGTTTTTATTGAAAGCCTTGAGAGGTGGATTGAGGAATTGGGCGGAGTCAGGGAAGCTTCTTTGGGGGGGATAGAGGCATTGCAATCAGCAGACGCTGGTACGGTGGCAGAGCCGATTGAGAACCTTGAGTTAATTCTACAAGAAGTTGGCGAATTCTTTTTAGAGCTTATAGCGGATTATCAAATGACAACAGAGGAAATTGTTGAAGATAATGCGAGTGTTAAATTTGTTGGCTCTAATGGCCTCGCAACAGAAGGGGCAATATCAATTAATGGAGAAGACAGTGTCAAGGTTACTATAGCACCAGAAATAGGATATAGTGATTCAAGCAGAAAAGAATGGACAATGAGATTGGCAGAATCTGGATTGATTGATCCGCAAACATTACTTGAACAGTTTAATTTTAGTAATATAGGAGATATTGTTGAAAGGGTTGAAAAACAAAAAGAGGAAGAGTTTAAAAAGGAAATGGTAAAACAGCGAGAGAGTCATAGAACAGATGGCGATGGACCGCAAGATACGGCAGACTACGCAGACCAGGAGAATATGCAAATGGCAGCAGGGCAAGAAGTGCCATTAACACCAAAAGCTCTCTGGACACCAGAGCATCTAGAATTACATAACGCATTTATACAGGAAAATCCTGATGCATATAATCAAAATAAACAACTCTTTGATGCACATCTAGGTGCTGAGGAGCAATATCAATAATATGGGAATAAATTTTAAAGCCTTTATAAAGGACATCACAACTAGACAACAAAAGAAAAGAGATGGAATACCTGCTAATATGATAATGAAGAGAAAATATCCGTATGCGCAAACATCCAAAAACTATAATAAGAGATATAAAGAAATACAGAAATTAGTAGATGCAGGAGAAATTAAAGCAGCAGTGCAAAGAGCAACTAAACTTGGTAAACAGTTTAAGGATCTAAATTATAACCAAGATGGGAGTCCTAAATAATTAAATAATAATACGCAGAGCGTTTTGGGCTGCGTTACCAACCAACGTTAAATTAATACAAAAAGTATGACAGAGAAAAAAGAAGAGGCGGTAGTAGAAAAACCCGAAGGTGCGGGAGCTGAACCTACCCCAGCAGAAACACCAGAAGTAGTAGCTTCACCGGAAGTAAAAACGGAGGTTCGAGAAGTAGAACCTGAGGTAAAAGTAGACCCTGTTAAATTGCAAGAACAAGTTGAAAACTTGAATAAAGCATTAAAACAGGAGCGAGATTCTAGTAAACAAACAGCGCAAGAGCTAAAAGAAGAACTAGAAAGATCGCGCGAGACTATTGATAAATTAAAAGATGTCTTTAGTCCAGAACAGCCAAAGGAAGATGAGCAGACGGCTGTAACTATCGATCAGGTAGAGTCTTTATTGGAGCAACGGGAGCGTCAACGAATAGAAGATGCTCAGAGAGAGAGTCAAATGCAGGCTATCAAAAAGGAGGTCGCACAACTTGAGAAGGAGTGGGACGGTACTGGTGGTAAGCCTAAGTATGATGATGCTGCTACAGTTAAATGGCAAGAAGAAAATGATAAACTTTATCTATCTCCTAGCGAAGCATTTAACGCAATGAATAGAGACGCAATTATTAATTGGGAAATACAAAATCGCATGGAAAATAAACCAGAAATTAAAAATGTTGAAACTCCAGGTGGGATGCCAGTTAGTAGGGAACCTGCAGAAGTTACACCAAAAACAACTCAAGAACTTCGTTCAGCTGTGTTAGAGGCAATGGAAATTGCATCTGGCGAAAATACAAATTAACAGCTTTACGGATTTGCTCTTTAAGAGAAAATTACGTAGAAAAAAAATAAAATGCAAACAGTTACAGGAATGGCTGGCGCAGCTCTAAGAATATACGACAAAGTTGTTCACGACCAAGTATTCTCAAAGAATGTCTTGTTCATGAACGTCTTAAAAAACGTCGCTCACGATACTGGAGCAGCTAGCGTAGCCGGAACAAGTGCACTTGGTGGAGGCGGAAAGATGATAACCGTTCACTATGGTCGTAGACTTAAAAACTTATTTGCGACCCTATTCCCAGTAATGGGATAGAGAAATAACTAACTATATGCTGGAAACTCCTTAGAGCCTTTGGTACCAAAGTGTAAAAATCCAAAGGATTGGACAATCAGCAGAAAAGATTTTTTATGAAAAAAAATAAATACCTAGCATATCTGACTGGTGTTTATTTATCGGATGGAAGTTGTTTTAAACAAAATAGAGGATATGTCTTTAAATTATCTTCTATTGATATGGATTATATCAATTACACGAACAAGTGTTTGGATAATCTAATAAATAAAACAGGTAAAATTTACGAGAATAAACCTAGCGGATATGGTAAAAGTAATATATTCACAATAAGAATATTTGAGAAAGAATTGTTTGAATATTTAACAATAGAAACAGAAAATAAAACAAGGATACCAGCTTGGATATTAAATGGAAAAGAAAGCACTAAAAAGGAATTTTTAGCAGGAATGGTTGATGGTGATGGTTGGGTTGTTTTTAATGTATCTGGTACTGGCAGAGGCCTTAATTGGCAAGTTGGACTAAGTGGTTCAGAAGTTATGATGAACAATATTTCCAAGATGTGCAATAAAATGCAATTAAAATCTTGGGGACCAACAAAAATAAAAGCTAGTAAAAATACATATCGACTATTTTTCGACACACTTGATTTTATTAAATTTAAAATAAAGTTAAGGATTAACAGAAAGATGGATCGAATAAATTTCATAAGAAAAATTCTCAACGACTACATGTTAGTCTCCAAGACAAAACCGCAAAGAATAAAAGAGATTCTTGGATGAAGATATAGTCTCGTCTTTATAGAAATATAAAGTTAAGATAAACGAATACCGGAAGTGCAGCTGGTGGAGAGTCTTTGACACTTCCAACAGCAGGAAAACAGGCTTATTTACAGGCCAATATTCCGATGAAATATAACTTTCATCAAATTAGTTTAACAGATGTTGTTTTACAAGCATCTAAACGTTCAAAAGAATTTTTAGTAAATGTTTTAGAATCAGAATACGATGGAGCTAAAGCAGATATGCAAAGACAATTATCTCGTCAGGGATATGGAATTGGGACTGGTGAAATCGCAAAAGTTAATGGAGCGGTTTCCGGTGCAACAACTATCAATTTGGACAACCCAATGGTTGGTAAAAATCCAACGGATTATATCGAGATTGGTAATATGATCGGATTTGCGACTGGTACAACTAATATTGGAACAGTTGCCTCAATCACTGATAATGATACTTTTGAAACATCAGGTAATGTTACAGTTGCTGATAATGCTGCAATTTACATTGCATCAACATCATCTCAAACAAACGAAGACTATGAAATCATGGGTCTTAAAGGTTTAATTGATGACGGAACAAATGTTACAACTTTAGAGGGATTAAGCAGAACAACTTACATTTGGTGGAAATCATATGTAAACGATAATGCAACACAAAGATCGGTTACAGACGCATTGTTACACGACACTTGGATTAATGCCCAAAAGAAAGGTAATACAAGTTATGTTTTAACATCTTGGGATGTATTATCTGCCTACGGACAGGTACTTACCCCAGATAGACGTTACGCCAACGCTGACATGAGTCTTAATGGTGGTTTTAAAGGGGTTGACTTTAATGGAATCCCTATGGTAGCAGATTATGATGCTCCATATGATGAGGCATATTTTATTGATAAATCAACTTTATCAGTAGAGGAATTAGCTCCAATTTCCTTTTTACAGGAAGATGGCGCTATCTTGGACAGAAGTGCAACAACTCCAGCTTGGAATGCTACACTTAGATATTATGCTAACTTAGCTAATACAGCTCCAAACAAAAGTGCATCATTAAGAGATATTACATAGTACTATCTTTATATATTTATTTATGGGAGGGGAAACCCTCCCTAAATAAAATAAAAAAGTAACAAATAATAAGATAATATGAAAATTAAAAACAACGGAGAAGCATTTATTGTTAGATATAACAATGATGATTTGAAAATAAAAAACGGCACGATGATTATCGCTGACGAAGCTCTTGGAAAATTTATTATGAGCAAAGCTAGATCATGGGGCTTCGATAAGAACATAGAAGTTTTACAAGATACAGTAAAAGGAGCGATTGAAGATGTTGAAGACGAAAAGAAGGTTGAAAAAAATGAAGTAAAAGCAGAAATCAAAAAAAGTGATAAAAAAGTAAAAAAATAAAAATGGAAGGAAAATTAAAGAAGTATGATAAATTATTGATATTCAAAAAACATCTCAACGGATCGATAGATATAATAAGAAAAAGCCCATTTGATACCCAGAAAGAACATTTATTATTTAGTATTAAAAACATGGCAACTGGAAGCTCTAGTTGGGTAATCAGAAAATTAATGTTAATGGACACAACACGTAGAGATATTGTCGGGGAGGCATTAAGACATAATTGGGCTATTAGGGATAAAAAGGAAAATAGAAATATCCACAATGCATTAGCAGATTTTATGCACACGAATGGATCAATAATAATAAATAAATAAGTATTAATTAAGAAGTATGAAGTTTAAAAAAGTAGTTATTCTACCGGATATTCATTATCCAGAACAATCAGAATCCAGCTTGGATTTAGTTAAAAAATTTATCAAAGACGTACAACCAGATGAGGTTATATATCAAGGAGATAATCTTGATATGGGAGTCATTTCTCACTGGAATAAAGATAAGAAAAAAACACTCGAATTAAAGAGATTAAAAAAGGATTACGAAGGATTCGACAAAGATGTCTTGCTACCGATTGAGAACTTAGTCAATAAAAAAACCAAGTTTATATGGCTTAGAGGTAATCATGAGGATTGGGCAGACCAGTATATTGACAAAAACCCAGAAATGGAAGGCTTAATAGAGCCAGAAGTGTGTTTAAAATTAGAAGAGCGTAATTATAAAATTGTACCTTACAACTCTGTATATAAACTTGGGAAGCTTAATATAATACATGGGTATTATCATAGCAAGTATCACTCCGCAAAGACATTAAGTGTTTTTGAGGAAAGCATATGCTATGGCCACGTGCACAGTCCACAAATGCATTCTAAAACCAAACCCATGGATTCTAGTGATTTTCACGCTTCCTATGGGTTGCCTTGCCTTTGTGATCTTGCACCAGATTATATGAAAAACAGACCAAATTCTTGGATTAATGGATTCGGATTTGTGTATGTTTTTCCTGATGGAACATTTAACTTGTATACCATCGTAATTGTAAATAATAAATTTATCTGGAATGGAAAAATATATGAATCAAATAAAAAGGCAAAAGTGCGAAGTATATAGTCGCGTTAATGGATATTTAAGACCAATTTCTAATTGGAATGACGCGAAAAGGGAAGAGTTTTATGATAGAAAATCTTTTAATATAAATAAAAAAATATGAAAAAACTAATTTTAGTCAAAGACTTTTTTAAAGGAAAAAAAACCTTTATAATTGGAACTTTAATGGTTGCATTAGGATTACTAAATGGAGATAATCAGATGATTTTGGAGGGTATTGGCTTTATTACACTAAGGGTAAGTATAAACTAGTATGGGGCAAATAACATTGGAGGTATTGGCCGAGAAAATCGAAAGCCTCGCAAAACTAACAGACGAAAAAACAAGCGGAATAACATCGCTGGTCAATGAAAAATTTAAAGCGAATGCGAAAGAACACAATGGAATAACTGTTAGGATGGATACAGCTAATCATAGAACGTCAAAACTAGAAGACTGGAAGGAAGCGCATATCAAGGAAATAGAAACAGAAATGGCAGATGTTCTTGTAGCTGCAGATGACAAATATGCAGCAAAAAGCGTAGAGAAAAATTTCTACGGACTAGTATTTGGATTTATCTTAACGGTTATGGCTGTAATAGCTGGAGCTGTTATTAAATAAACAAGTTCTTTTAACAATTAAATACATAGGAGACTTACA